TCTTGGCATTAATTTCTTTGAGCATAGTAGAAGACTTTAGGTTTGAAGGCCCAAGGTTGTATGTCCAAGCAACCAATGAGTCAAATTGATTTTGTTTTAAATCAACAGTCACCAAATCGTTGACATAGCCCTCATATTCAACGAGCTCATCTTCAAGCATCTGATCTGCTTCTTCTTGTGTAATACAATCACCCTGGCAAACATTTTTTGTATGGCCATAACCAATAGTCCATACATCCACTGCATCTTGATATGCGGTTAGTTCGCACCCCTCAAATTTTTTGATGAGTGCCTTTCCCTCTTCTGATATTTTCATTTTATACTCCCCATGTTCCGTCCGATCTAATCTTGGCGACTTTTTTACCGCCGTGATATTCAACAGCCAACTGTTCATCAATAAGAATAGCACAGATATCCCGACCATCTTCACTGTACGGAATACCCAAGATACGTCCGTATTTACCTTTGCCAAGCGATTTAACTTTAAACTTACCACTACATAACTCCTTCAATCGTTCTTTTGCTTTCAATCCTAGAGCCTTTTCTTGTGCTCTTTCTGGATATCTCTTTGTGTTGATGCGGCTCTCCGGTGTATCGATCCCAGCAAGTCGTATTCTTTGTTTGTGCAGTCTGACATCAAATCCTAAGTCCAACACACAATCCAAGGTGTCCCCGTCTATTATTCTGTCTAGGGTTGCGTTATATACAAAAGCGTCTGGTGCATCACTCATTTGTTTCTCCTTCTTTGGTTGTAACCATTCTATAATAGACTACGACATCTTTGAGCTCAGTAATGTATCGTTTGAGCTCTTGCATGTTGTAGGCCATCACTTCGTAGTCCGGGACTGTCATTGCTAAAAACACAAGCTCACCCTCTTGTTCTTCAATGATTTCGAATTGTTCTACATAGTTTTCTGGCGTAATGGTTAGCCATCTGACTTCCTTGAGATCTATTTCTCTAGGCATCACAGGCTGGACAATCGTTCTGTCTATCGGCTTCGATGTAACCTGTATTTCTTTAGTTGGAATTAGGCTGCAACTGCAAGCCATCATCGAGATCATCAACAGTGCTGCTGAGTTTTTCGATGTCTTCCATGATATGTTTTGTGCCATTGTTTATTTTCCTTTGCATTTCTATCGGATCTGCAAGTATTTTAGCTGTTAATTTATAATTCTGAATAAACTGAGTGTATCTATTGAGCTCCCTTAATGCTGCTTGACTTTTGATCGTCATGTCTTGGAGCTGTTGTGTTTGGAGTTGAAAATCATTCTCCAAAGTTTTGATGGTTTCTTCTTGGGTTGCGACTGCACCTTCTAGGCTTTTATTGTTGGCCTGTAGGATTGTGTTTTCACTGTAAAGCCAATATGAAAGAGCTCCCAATACCAATATAATTCCAATAAGTAACTGTTGCATTATAATCTTTTGATTATGTAGTTGAGGCCGCCAGCGCTTCTGTATTCAATCAATTTATTGTCCTCATCTATAAATTTTAAATGCCTATCTTTTTGAACCATGACTCTTTTCGATATGTAAATTCTATCATCGGCATCGCCATACTCTTTGTTCCAGGACACTGTAACTTCGTACCTTGGTCTTAATAAATTTATAATCCAAGTAAAAAACTTCTTAGCAGCTTTTTTTATACTGTCCATATTGGCAGCTCGTCCTTTTTACCTTTTACTTTAATCGATTCTAGTGATTTTAATACAAGTTTGCAATTCTTTGCAGTGTTCTCACCAATCAATATATCCACACCCACGTCTTTTGTTGCGCTCTCTAATCTCGCCGCAGTATTGACTGGATCACCGATTGCTGAATAATCAAATCGGGTGTCAGATCCCATGTTACCTATAACAGCATTGCCAGATTGACAACCGACGCCCACCTGGACTGGAGTGGATAATGTTTTGTTCAGCTCGTCTATTCCTTTTTGTATGTCTATGGCCGCTTGAACAGCTTTGGTTTCATGTTCTTCTAGATCCAAAGGAGCTCCAAAAATAAACATCCCGGCATCTCCAATAAATTTATCGGTCATTCCTCCTAGTTTTTGCACAGCGTTTACTTGGACTGTCAAAGTTTTATTCATTATTTCGGTTACTTCTTCTGGAGATAATTTCTCACTGAGAGCTGTAAAACCACGAAGATCTGTAAAAAGATAAGTGCAGTACCTTTTTTCTCCGCCCAGCTTCAACAGATCTGGATTTTTTTGAAGCTGCTTTACTTGTCTTGGATCCAAATAATGCTCAAATTGTTTTTTGATCTGTTGTCTCAGCTTATATTGTTTTCTGAAATTTAGATAAAAAGCGACAAAACCTACGATAAAACCAGCAATTAATGTCCAAGTAACATCAATTAAAAGCCCTTTTTGTATGGTTTGATAGCCAAAATAAGCGATTAGAGCGTTTATTACCCCATAAGATACTAGGCCAAGGGTGATGCCAAATACGTTCAATACAAGCCAAATACAGCTTACTGAGAGCAAAAACAGCCCAATCTCTGCCAAGAGCGCATAATCTGGGATAATTGGACTGTCTTGGATCAAGATTGATTCAGAAAGCGCTGCTTGTATTTTATGCGGTTCCAAAAGGCCAGCTGGTGTCGCTACTTGTGGCATGATGCCTTTGGCCGTTACACCAACAAAAATAAAGCGGTTTTTGATGAGCTCAGTCTGTTTGATTTCATTCAAAGAAAATTGTGGCGTATCAACCCAGCTGATCCATTTTCTTCCCAGGGTGTCTGTTTTGACAGGAGGCAAGCCTTTGACGCGGATCTCTTGTATTCCGGCATCGGATGTTTTAATCAAATATGTATCAGCACCAGCAAGGACTTTTAAGACTTCTGTTCCGTATGCGCTCACCCAGCCGTCTGGTGTTCTCAGTAACAATGGCATACGCCTCACCAGCTGATCTACTTCTGTGGGCGCCACGGCAATCCCCTGGTATGCTGCCTCTCTCAATATCGGTATATTTTGCACCACACCCTTTGCTTTGTAACCACCATGATCTTGGCCCAAAATTACTGTTCCGGTTGTCATTGGGTATTCACCATTGTCGTTTTCAAACGTGGCCAATACACTTGGTGCAGCTGCAAGGCTTTTTGCAAAATCTAAATCACCGCCGAATCTGTCATTTTGTGGAAAAGAGATTACCCAACCGACTCCCAAAGCACCTTGAGCCAATAAATCATCCTGTATTTGTGCCAGGCGTTTACGAGGAAATGGATAACCGCCCTCTGTGGCTACGCTTTCTTCATCTATATTCAGTATCGAAAAATAATTCGATGGTTGTTGTTCCTTTACAAATGCGTCGTAAGTTCTGAGTTTGATGATTTCCAATGGCATCCATTGTTGGACCAAAGGTGTACCCAAAACAACAATCAGTAACAGAAGTTGGAAAACTCTAGTCACTTTGATTGATCGTCAAAGTTTTATTGCAATTACTGGTGCAATTATAATTGACTGTGATTGATTTATTGGTTGCCCCAGACTGACTTGCGGTGACATCGTAATCATCTGTATAGAAATTTAATCTCATGTAATGATCTCCGCTGCCTGTTTGTGTGATTGTCGCATCGTTGTTATCAGCAGAACCACTGGCATAAATCTTGGCGTAATGTTCACCTGTCCCGGATTGATTGATAGAAAAATTGGAATTGTCGCCAAAAGCACGGATCTCGCCTTCTTTATCATCGCCAGTTTGGGTGATTGAATACACGTTATTATCGCCTTGCATGTAGATTTCTGCATCGTTGTTGTTGCCATTCTGCACAACATCCATGTCATTCCCATCATCGTCGGCATCTATATAACCAAAGTTATCATTGCCGTCCTGGTCAATCTTGTATTCATTTCCTGTATGGTTGGCTACTTGGCTGTAAGCTCTGGCCGTATTGCTCGTTCCTTCCTGGTCAATATCAATCGTGGCATTGCTGCAATTATGTGTGGTGTAAGTGCCTTGCGATAAGCCACACCAAACTCTAGCCGTATTACTGTTTCCAATCTGGTCAATATGTATCAACGAGGAGCTCCCTTTCGTTCTGATCTCAACATTGTTGTCACCCGCAACAGCAACAAAAGAAAATATACTAATCAGACTGATTGATAATAATTTCATTTTCACCGCCTCCATTGGTGGTTATGTTTATCTGCTTACCAGCAGAAAGTATTTGTATATTATATCCGCCGGATTTATCTAATTCTAAATCAATGGTGTTTTCTACTTGTCTAACCAAAGTCAAAATTTCGCCTTCCACAAACGTATATACTTGCGCATCTTGGTCAAAGCCAGCAACAATACCTTCTATTCTTACGCCATCGATCTCACTTGCTGTTTCTTCTTTTTTCCCTAAATCTTCTATTATTTCAAGCAAATCCTGTAAAAAATCGACGGCCAGTAAATCAATATCGAGCCTGGTAATCTCATCTTGTAGTTCATCTTCCGATAAACCGCTGTCGTCGTCTAGGTCATTTTCTTCTAAAAAATCAGCATCCAAAACATTGCTCGACGAGGCGCTTTGATCTTCGACAGCTCTTTCCACTTCTTGTGGTGGGCTCACAATCAACAAATTGTCTATAAAATTCAGCGACAAGTTTGCTAATACGACAGGTTGTGTCGGTGGTCTTTCTGCAACACTGACCATTGTGGCTTGGAATGGTTGATTCAAAACCTCGGTCCCAGCTATGGTTTCGACACTGATTGATCCAGAAGTGGTGCCATCTGGATTGGGAAGCAGAATTATCAGTGAGCGGCCGAGCTCATCGACTGTGGTTGTAAAATCAGTGCCTCTGATAAAAATTGAAGCACTCGGTGTTTCGATGGAGATGTTTTCTTTGTCTATTTTTCCCAGGGCGCCAGTAATAAATCGGGCTGTTCCGCTTGCCATCTTGAGCGCCATTTTGCTTTTAGACGGGTTAGGATCAAATATGTATTCATCGATAATGATTTTAGAATGCTCAGTAAGGCGAATAACAGAAGAATCAAGAAACGTAATGCCAAGCCTACCATTGCCAGTCCGCACATCGTCATAACTAAGAATGTCCAAAGAAGTTCTTGCGAGAAGTTTATCCGTTTGATCTGCTCGTAAAACTTCTCCATTGCCTCTGAGCTCAGATATCTCGCCCACTTGTGCATGAACATTGAAAGCCAGTGACGCTAGGATTAGCAGCCACTTGTGCACTGATCGATGTCTATTGTTGCGTTACTCGTGGTGGATGTAATTACCACAACGTCTGAAACACTGCCTGTGCTATTTGTTTGATCGATGTCTATGTTGTTTGTGGATCCGTCGATCTCAGCTGTAATTGAATGGTCAGAGTTTCCTGTTTGAGTCGTATCAATGTCATTTTCATCGCCATCGATATCCCAATTATTTATACAACCAACGACCTCACATGTTGCATTGAGATCATTTGAGTTCCCGGCAATCACGATGTCTTGATTACCAGCGGTTGCGGTTGCCGCTGCACCTTGGGTAAATGTCACTGAGTTTGAGTCACCTGTGGCCGCGTAATCAAAATCAGTGTTTGCTACATCTCCACTCGCACCCAAAGCAAGTGTCGTGGTGTTTGAATCACCCGTTGTTGATGCTGTAAAACTGGTGCTATTACCCTGGGCCACAGAAGCAGCCATGGTGTTACTATCACCCACTTGGTCAATATCCACAGTCATAGATGTTCCTGTAAATGTTGCCCTCGTTTGTGAAGTACCGACTTTGTTTGTGTCACCGATCTGGTCTATATTCATGGTCAAACCAGTACCAGACTGCGTGATATAAATATCATTATTGCCAGCGTATACAGATGTGACAGCAAACAATAAAATTAAACTAAGTATTTTCCTCATAGCTAAAATCCCACAACTCCTC